GAGTCCCAGCTAGGTGAGAAGCCGATGCCGAATGTAACCAGCGCCACTGCGTTGACAGTGGTAGCGTCGATGTAGAGTTCATCGCCGGGGCGCAGGATAGTATCGAGGCCGCGCTTATAGTAAACCTGGCCGATCACAGCGGCTAGCGGGATAGTCAGAGTGGCAATAACCACTTCGCCGACTGCCGATGCTGGAGTGACACGTTTCTTAAGAGCTACAACCAGCGGGGCAGTTGTAGGTACAACGCTCACTAAGCAACTAAATTCCTGCACAGTGATGGGGTGGAATGGAGGAGACCACCTAGTAGCTGCTGCGACTGTAGCTTGAACGGCTGCCAATGCACCTGGCACACCCAGAACGAGCTGGTCTTTCTGTTGGTCGTAGGACATAGTTACCCCTTATGCGCTCGTGACGTGGACGATCTTGGCTTCACCCGGATTGGCAGTGTCCCAGATGGTGCCCATGGCCAGGATACCATACCAGGCGATTGCCTTCGAGCGGCCGAAGTCGCTTGGGATAGCAGCCCGAAGCTCCGGGGTCATCGCCTCGACAAGGGCCACACCCTCGTCGCCGAAGACAACACCCTCGCCGATCAGGGCACGCTTGGCCAGCGCGTTCGCATGGTTGGTCTCCATGAAGCGGACACCTTCAATGCGGCCGACCTCGCCATTCCACTTGGCCTGTGGGTCAGTGTATTGGTGCCAACGCTCCCAGGCCGGATCACGCTTGATGCCGCGAAGACCGAGGGTCCGGAAGATACCCAGGTAATCGCCGCCTTCTAGCGGGGGTGTTTGGTAGGTGTCGAAGAGCAGATCGCGGATTTCCTCGACGTCGAAGACCTGCAGGGCGCGGGTGGCCGCAGTGACGTTTGTGCCGTTCGTGACGACGACGTTGGTAGGCGTCGCCAGCACGCCGGTGGGGGCGTACTTGACCAGGGTCGTCTTGAAGGCAGTTGCAGCCTTCGTGTCGAGCACCAGGCGCATTTGCTCGCGCAGCTTGCGCTGGATCGGATTTTCCAGATCGTACTTCGACAGGTCCATGGAGAGGGAAGTGAAGGGAACGGCACGGCCTAGCTCGTTCACCGTGATAGCGCGGGTGCTGAGCAGGAACTCGTCCTCAGGAATCCGGACGCTCTCGTCGAGGTCGGCGTTGAGGGGCTCGGTGATGTTCATGATGCGGGTCAGCGTCAGGGATTCACCTTGCTTCTTGCCGAAGCCTTCCTGCGGAAGGACGTGATCCATGAAGACACTGTTCTCCACGGCGCTCTCGTAGAGCTTCGAGCTGAGCGTGAAGTTTTTGTAGGTGCCTGTCGGCGCGTCGAAGGTCCAAGTAAACTGTGCCATTTTCTTTCCTTAAGCCGCCGTACCCCGGCGCTTAGCCCGACGCGCCTTGATGAGTGAGCTTAACGTTGTGACGTTTGTCTCAGGGACGGCTGCAGCCCTCGGGGTTGGAGCGTTAGAGCCTTCGGCAATTGCTCTGGTCCTGCGGGATTCACCGCCTCGTTTTGAGTATTTCACAATCCGTTGCCGTGTCAAGTCCGCCAACCGATCCATGGCCTCCGAAACGGGGAGATTTGCGATTTCGGCGATATGTTTATTCATGGTGCTGGAGACGAGATCATGATCGTCGGAGAGGTCGCTGTGTTCGCGATAGAACTCCTCCCAGAATCTCTGTGTGCCCTGCTCCTGCTGGTACTCGCCACGCAGCTCGCGCTTGGTCTGCTCGCGGATGCGTTCGCCGTGGAGGCGGAGGGCTTCCTTGGGATCTTGGAAGATCAGCGTTTCCCAGTCTGGCTCGGCTTCGGGCTCAGGCGCCGGCGCAGGTGCCGCAGGGGGGATCGCCCGCCTCAAGCTCTCATTATCCCGGCGCAGCGCATCCATCTCGCGGCGCAGATCGGCAAAAGGGTCTGGTTCCTGAGACGTATCCCTTCTCCGGCCTTCGGCCTGCGTAGGCTGTTGGTCTTCGCTGTACTCGTCGCCGTCCTGCGGGAAGCCGCCCATTGTTTCCTCAGGATCGGTCTCGATCCGAGTTGAGGGATGGGGCTGTCCTCTACGTCTTGGCATTGCCGTATTCCTTCTGAGACGCGACAACGCCGCGCATTTGTTTACTTTCCAGGTTGCTCATTAGATCGTCCAACGCGGCCAGGGCAGCGACGCCGCCAACTAGCATGTCATGGTCGATTTTGCCTTGGCGATAGATGGACATTAGCTTAGTCACGCCAATGCGCATCTGCTCATCCACGACGGCCTTGATAGCTGCCTCAACCGATCGAGCCTCGGCGGCGTCTTCCATTAGTTCGATGTCACGCTCCTGGCTCATCCGAATTTCCTCATGTCGCCCCTAGCTGATATGCCAGCGGGCAGGTAGAGCATCTTCGAGCCACGCTCCTCACGGAGGCGTTGGAGTAGGAGGACGTTGATCTCGAGTAGGCACCAGAACCCCTTCTCGAGGAAGTCCTCCCTTTTGCGTAGGTCGTCACGAGGGATGCGGTCCTTGTTCTCGTGGAACCATAGCGCTGTATCGGCAAGGCGCTGCTCGAGCTGCTGATTGCCAGAGGCAGTTGCGTTGTGTTGTAGGCCTTCAACTAGCTCGCGCGGCGTGGTCATTAGCGGGTCCGCTTGTTAGTGGCGCTGGCCGCTTCGGAGTTGGGGCTCAGCATGGTGTTGCTAAACTTGCCCATTGAGTTTGTAGCGTTGGGGCCGATATCCTTGCCGCCGGTCGTGCTCTTGGGAGCGCCCTTGTCTCCAAGGACCTTACCCATAGGCCCGTTGACGCAGGCATTGCAGCTGTGGCCATACTCGCCACTGTCTTCCTTAGACATGCTAATATCCTTTCCGCTTCTTGTATGGCTGAGGAGCCATGGGTTTCGGGTTGGCTTTGCCCATGCCGGGGATGCTGGCCTCGCCCATAGACATGGATGGGTGTGCCTTAGGTGGACCTTGATCTCCGTAGGTCATGCCCATAGGGCCGTTCACATGGCCATTAGCGCCGCCCTTCTTAGCTGGCGCGCCCATTTTCATGCGTGGCATCTTAGGCATTGGCTGGCATCCCTGTTGCTGGTTTGGCCTGCTGGTTTACGGTAGCGGCCATGGGGTTCCCTCCAGTGCCTGGGCCGCTGGCCACGCCGCCCGGCTTTCCTTCGCTATTCTGTGGCCCGCCTTGGAGAAGCTGAGCAGCACCTTGTGTACGCTGTACCTCGGCATTCTGCGCGTCCTGAGCCAGCTCGCTTTGCGTCTTTTCGAGCATTTCAGGGTTGATGTTCAGCGTCCGAAGCATGTGATCGATAGTGCGATCTGGGCTGAACCTGCGCATGAAGGCCTGCAAGAGCAGCGGATTCACCGTTACGCTTTGCAGCATGGCCATTAGCTTCTGGAAGTCCAGCGCCCGCGTCATGGTGGCACTTAGGCCATTAACCCGGAATTGGCATTTGCCAGCGAACAGGGCGAATCGCTCCTCAGGCTTGGCCCGCATGATGGCCAGGGCGACCTTCCGGTCGATTACGGAGGAGAAGGCCGTATCAGGAATGCTCTCGGCATTCTGTAGGATGCACAGCCATGCTTTGCGGAGCGCCGGCGACATGACGTTGTTCTCAAGATCGGCGATAATACCGTCGAGCATGAGGTTCTGGCTTTGGCTGCTTTCCAACACCTCCGTTGCGAGCACTTGCTTGGGGGGTAGGCTGCCCAGCTTCAGCTCATTGGTCATCGCGGCTTGCGTGAATTCCCTGTTAAGGAATTCGAAGATGGCCATAGCATCTTGTGGTACGTCGCCTTCAGTAATCGTCTCAAGGACTTTGGCATTGTGGGGTAGGGTTTGCTTAACCGCCAGCGTTTGGCCCTGCCTAATACCGCCTTCGACCTGCGAGGGGTCATCCAGATCCTCGATACGCAGCTGCTTGATGCCCCACACGGCTGCCAGGCCGCCATCCAGCATTAGGTTGAACATCTCATTGATGGCTAGGTTCAAGTCGCTGGCGTGGTCGTAGATGGCCTTGTGCCACACACTATGAGGCACACGAATCAGCGGCGCAGCCACAAACGGGCTTTCCTGATGCCAGAACGGATTTGGCTCAGGAGGGCGAATAAGAAAGCGCTCATTAGCCACAGTAGCAACAACGTTCCTATGCGCAACACGGCCAGAATCGTCCAGAAGAGTGCCCCAGAACTCATCAAGGATAACGCGCTTGCGGAAGCTGGGAGTGACGGTTTCCCCTTGGTTTCGGTCGCGCTCGGTGAGCTTTTCGTCTTCTGGGCGGCTTTGGTCCATTCCGATGAGTTGCCGCACTGCGTGGTCATCGTAGATGCCCTTTCCGACCATGTCTAGGACTTCGTGCAGATCACGCTCGACGCGATGGATTTCGTAGAGGCCGTTTCCGGTCGGATCGGGGTAGTAGTCCTCTGTGCGCACAAGGTCGATGCGCAGGTGCCAGGTATCGCGCTCATCGATCTTGAGGTTATCCTCGCGGCGCAGGCCATTCATGCCAGTAGAGCCGGGCTCAAACTGGAACTGGCGCTCGGCCATGTAGCCGCCGTGGATCTTTAGGATGAATAAGCTCTTCAGGAGGGCCTGCTTCACACCGTCGGAGACCTGGGTAGCAAAGTTGCCCGTATTGCCGTTCGGTCCCCATAGGTCGTTTAGGAAGGTCTTTAGGAGGGTTCGGATCTGCGAGCCGTCCACCATCTGGCTCAGCTCGTCATCCAGGTCGATGGAGAAGTAGTTCCCGAACTGGATCATGCCGCGCTTTATCAGGGCGGCTAGCTGCTCGACGGAGACAGGAACCTTGGGCAGGAACTCGGTAGATTGGCCTTCTTGCTTGTGCGCCCAGTCCTGTCGGCCAAGATAAGTATCCCAATTTCGCTTATTCTGAGCCATGCGCCCGCGTCGGGCGTCATCGCTTTCCTGACGGAAGCGGTTAATAGCGCTAATAACGCCAGGTCCACCGGGGATCTTTTCATCGAACTGAGGCCTGGGGCCAGCTCCACTAGCTATCGGATTTTCGAGCAAAGCCATATTTTGGCCCCGGTATGGGTTTCTTGTAGTATTTCCGCTCGGCGACGCAGGCTATATGGACCCCAATTTGGCCCTCGGCATACGTCTTGAGGGGGTAGCCACAGACCCGGCAATTGCGGGGTTTGGGCTTTGGTTTATCAGACGTATATATAGAGTCATTTGTCAACGCCGCGACCCGCCATATTGGGGACCACGCAGTGAACTCGGCACATGGGGGCTAGCGCCCCTGGGGCTCTGCTGGCGGACGGGCTCTTCGAATGCTAGCCAGTAGCCAGCGGCGTCGCTCGTGTGCGTTCGGTGGAAATAGGGATCCTTGGGATTCCTTATCTTGAGGATCTTACCTGGATGTTTGTCTCGAAGCACTCCCTCGAAGTCCGCAATAAGCTCAGTCATGCTGGGGTCGACCTGGACACGAACGTTGCCCTCTTCGTCGCGCATGAGCCTGTTAACGGCATTAAGGCGATCGGGAACGCGAGGATTTTCTTCAGGAACCCTAAGGCGAATCGGGGAGCCATATTGCTTCATTTCGTTCTGGATTGTCCAGTAGTCGGATTGGCCTGTCTGTCCGGTGCGACCCTTGCCAGTGGAATCGCCATAGATCCATATCTCGCCACCATGTGCGGGGAAGTGATGCACGAACAGATCACACATGTCGGGGATGTTCCCCTCCTCCATGATAAGTTCACGGTAGAAGCGATAAATCGGACCATCGACTTGGCCTACCAGCGAGACCATTGGCTGCACGTTGAAGTCCCAGCACCAGATCAGGGGGCGGCGCATGGAGATAGCGGGCATCTGCTTGGCCACGTGGATCAAGCGATCGAAGCCAGGGTAAGCTCGCGCGCCCGCGAGGCCCGGAAGCCACTCGCCAGCCAGCCTAATACGCCGACTCAGGCTGCCCTCTGGATAGATTGCGTGCAGCCGATCGATCTCAGACCTAGGTATGCCTGGATTGTCGTAGATACTAGCTCCAAACACCCCCACGCCCTGGAGTTGGCCCATCTGAAAAGGCTGAATGATCTTCGGAAAGACCCAGCTCGTGGTAACGTTTTGCCCTTCAGGGGGAAGAATGGTCGCGGTGCAGAAGAATATTAGGGGGCTGGCACCGACGCGAATGACGGATTCCTCGTAGATCTCCCACGGATGCTCCTCATCCATGTGCATCCAGTCTTTGGCAGCGCCCTGGTATTTCTTGCGGCCGCTCTCGGCGCTTTTGAATCCGATCAGCGAGCCGTTTTTGAGCCTAAGGATCTGATTTTCTTGGCTCCAGGACTCTATTTCATGCTTTGGGATGAAGGGGGGATACTTTCCATCAATTCCGAAGCCGTTGTCGAAGTATTTAGGCTGTATGACGTCTCGGGCGGTAGGAAAATCAAGTGCACTGACCCATCCCGACGTCGCTCGATCGCGAACTTGAACGTCGGACCCAGCCGCGCCAACAAATTTAGCATCTTGTCGTCCAAACCGTGCAAGTGTAGCTCCAATATAAGCTCCGGCATCGCTCTTACCGCTCCGGTTAGCTGCAATGAACCAGTTTTCTTTCTTTTTCTGCTGCAAAGTGCTGTCCACGAAGCGCTTTTGCATCTCATGCAGGGGAAAATTCTTAAGTGGGTCGCTTCCTCGCCTCGTTGCAAGCTCTTCAGCTAGCAAGAGGAACTCTTCATTGCGTTCTCGCGTCGTGGACATATGGCAAAATCGCTCATTTCGGTTCATAATCAATATGGGGCCGCCGACGCGGAGAGTCAATGCCATGGAAGATGGTCGCAGTAGCATTGCGGAGAGGTACTTCGGGGATAGTCCGAGATGGAAGGGGTATCAAAGGGAGAATGCTCGATACCTGGCGAATAGAAGATTCAGCGTAGAGCAGATAGCGGACCTGTTGATGTTGCCAGAGGGGAAGATTAGGCGATCTTTGGGGTATATGCCGCGCCGTTGGCGAGACATTGACAACCGAACGGCCGATTGACACGGGTCGGCCAGCCCCCCATAATCCATTTGCGCCATTGGTATGCCTACAACATACCAAGAAACGCTTCGCCTTAACAAGGAGAATATTATGCAGAAGACTTTGGCCGCCTTGGCGGCTCTTGCGATCCTCGCGGCTGCTGTCCCGGCTGAAGCGAAGAATGGAAATGGCGGAGGTGGTAACTTCAACCGTCATCGCGGCGGTGGAACTACTGTCATCCAACAGGGTGGCGGTATCGATGTGACTACGCTGTTGGCTCTAGGTCTGGCTGGCGGCACTGGTGGAACTGGCATGGCAGCCGTTCTCCCCCTCCTGTTGGCTCAGCCGCAGGCGACGGTGATTGAGCGCCGGGGTCGCCGGCACTAAGAGCCCAGCCTCTCCCTTCAATAAGGAGCTAACATGAAGCGTACTATCCTAGCCCTATCCATCGCCGCGCTCTGCGCGGGGCCTGCACTCGCTCACGGTCCTAATCCTGGTGGTGGTCATCATGGCGGCCGAGACCGTGTCATCATTGAGAACGGCTCAACGACGCCCGTTCTTGGCAGCTTGGCCGCGTTGCTGCTACTCAAGAGCCTCACTGCGCAGCAGACCTTCGAGCCAGCTTTCGAACAGCCACGCGCGCGCCGGTATCCGGTGCCGCCTCCGCTGAAATAGCCAGAGCAGCCTGGCTATAACGAGATTGGGGTGGGCGGAGGTTCTGGCCACCTCATAGACTGTGGGGATACCACGATGCATCGAAGAGAATTTATCAGGATCTGGCAGAGAATTCACCAATTGGAGAATATGATGGCATCTGTATTCGATCGGCTTGAGGCCGATATCGCCGCGCAGACCAGTGTGGTCACGGGCGTTGTGAAGCTTCTGGGCGATCTTGCTCAGCAGGTTCGGGATCTTGGCGGAGCGAAGGCCGGTGCGCTGGCTGACTCGATTGAGGCCAATACCAGTAGCCTGACGGCGGCCGTCACGGCCAATACGCCGGTAGCTGGAGAGCCTGTCCCACCGACCGTGTAATCTAGCCATGGTCACGCCCCTAGCGGGGCGTGGCTTTTTTGGAGACACTATGGAACAAACAAAGCCTTGGTATCAATCTTTCACCGTTTGGTTTACGGTCGTTCAAGGGATCTTGGGCGTCTTGATCGGAGCGGGGGTTCTGCCAGATATGGGCGGGGCGAGTGGTGCAACTGTGGCCGGAGGTGGAGTTGCTGGTCTTAGTGTTGGTAGCCTGATCGCCCGGGCGCGCGCCAGCAAGAAGCTCACCAAATGACAGTTATCGTTCCGACTGTCGGGAGGATTGTCTGGTACTGGCCTGCGGAGTACATGGATCTGAAGCAGCCCTTCGCCGCGATAGTTACCTACGTTCACAGTGATCGGCTGATCAACTTGTCAGCGTTTCTGCCCAGCGGCGAGCATACTATTGGACGTATGAACGTGCCGCTGCTGCAGGAGGGTGACATATTTCCAGAGCCTGGGACTATAAGCTTCGCCGTCTGGATGCCATATCAGATGGGTCAGGCGAAGAAGGCTGAGATCGCGGAGAGTGCCCTAGCGAAGGGCTTTACGGTAATACCGGAGAAGACCAAATGAGTGATAGTCCTGTCGAGAAAGCCAGCCAGGTCACTGCTGTTGGCCTCGGCGCTGCAGGCGTGGCCGTGGCGCTGAGCGGAGGGACGCTGGCCGTTCCGCTCCTAGTCAGCGCTGTGCTAGTTGGGCTAGTGGGCAAGAAAAAGTAGCTCCCTACCTACATAGCGCCGGCCCTTGGCCGGGGGAGGCAGTCATGATACCCAGTGAGGCCCTGGAGCACGTACAGGGTATGGACATGGAAGAGCTGACTGCGACGGCCCAGCTTCCAGGTAATGACATGCTTGAGACCTATGCCCGTCTGGAACTGCGGGCGCGCATTCCACTATTAAGGGACACCCCAATATGCGACTCGTCTCTAACAAGGAACGCCCTCAGGAAAAGCCAGTTGACCCTTTTGCTGCGCTCGCGGCGCAGGGAACTCAGCCGGCTGGACCAGGAACTGGCGCTAATCGATTAGATGTCATGTCCGGCGCCGAGGGGAAGCGCCGCCGCATAGGCAACCAAGTCCTGGGCGATACGCCGCCCAGGGATGGCCCCTTCGCCATGAGTGCCAAGCCCATCGCCGTCGCCTTCCCGCCGAAGGCCCGCCAGAAGCAGCGCCGGGGTCGAGATGACTCAGGGGCTAATCCGTTTAAATGATTCGTACCTACAGAGCGCCACGCTTCGCGTGGTGAGACACAGGAGCTAACACATGGCCGCTTATACAGTCAGCGCTAAGGGTTCGAATGGCCAGGACGCTGTGGATCGCGTCATAGAGTGCGTCCGTCAGAACAGCATGGCGTTCACTATCACTCCCACTATCGCAGCTGGGGCGCACCGCGATAATGCTAGTATGACCTTCAGCGTCGCTGGCGCAACAGGCACCGCACCGATCGACCAGCTCACGGCGCAGCTCCGGAACCTGTTTGGCGTGAATAGCGTGTCGGTGGTCTAACCTCATGGTATACCGAAGGCCAGCAGCGCCAGCCTCCGTACCTACATCTACGCCGCTTCGCGCCGCGCAAGAGGAGCGCCCCATGAAGTTCTTCCCTATGGTAGCGCTGTGCCTGATTACGGCTTTCGGCACAGCTGTGATTGTCGGCACTAGCTCAAACAGCCGGGCGCCTTTGCAGGTCTACGGCGTCTCGGCGCCTGAGCCCACACCCACCAAGCGAGCCGACCGCCTCGTCCAGGCAACGGCGCCTGAAAACCCACAATGCTGGCCGGCGCTGGCTAAGCTGGCGACGCTCAATGCAGAGGCTCCAATCCCGACCCACAAGGCGCCCGCTGCGCGGGTGACTAGAGCCGACACCAGGCCGGCGAGAATCGCCGCGAAGCCGCAGCAGTGTCGCTCGCGCAGCTACTGGTCCCCCCGCGACGGATATTGCAAGCT